TTTGTATACCCTGAACCGCCTACACCACCGCCTTTAGCACTTACGGTTGCCCAAGTACCTGCACCTGCAGTATGACTTACGGAACTGGCATTACCCTTAGTAGCGCCTGAAGGTGCAGGTGCTGTTCCTCCAGAACCTATCGTGCAAGTTAATGTCATCGGACCACTAATAGTCATAGCGTTTGTAGTTGATAGCCATTGTCCAGCGCCACCACCTCCACCACCGTTGCCAAAACCATTGTTTCCTGCACCACCACCACCCATAATTAATACGTCAACATCACCTGTGCCAGAAACTTCTAAATTACCTGTAGCAGTAAACGAATAATATTTGTACCCGTCTGCTTCCGTTTCAGTACCACCTGCAAGGGAAAAAGCAGCACCAAACAGTCCGCCGTTTGTCCAAGTAGAAACAGCAGTAGACGGCCACGCCTTAGGCGTATCCGTCCTACCCTTAAAGTTACTGACAGCCTGACCTGGATTAGTTCTGTACTGATTAAACGACATATAAACCTCTAATTAGGCAGTGATTTGATTTACATAACCAAAGATATTGATCCCAGCAGGAGCAAACGCTCTAACATCAAGACCACCAGCTACACCTTTAATAATAATGCCAGGAGCAACTAACGTAAGACCAGCCTCAGTAGTTATTGTCTGCTCAATAAGATCTCCTGTAGTAACACCGCCCCACTCAACAGTCAGCTTTATATCAGCCGCAGACTGATTCATTGCATACAACCAAATTTCGTCAATGGTCGTAGCAGTAGCACTACCAGCATGAACCAAAGTACCTGGAGTAGCAGTAGCAGCTACCGCAATAGCTTTACCATCAGTACTTCCTGATAATATGATTTTTGAATATGTCGCCATAATAGTTCCTTAACTAAAGACTTGGTTAGAAATAATATTATCTGCTGTACCGTTAACAGTAGCTGGAATATCGCCTACAAGCGCCATTGTACCAGTCGCATTAGGAATAGTAATAACCCTGTCCGCTGTAGGATCTGTAACCGTTAACGTAATTTCGTATCCGTTAACAACAGTGGCTCCAGTAAGAAGTATTGGGCTAGCGCCTTCATAAGTGTTTGCAGCTTCAAAAGTGTTTGTTGCATCGAATGTTACTGAACCAGTGAAAGTGCCACCAGCTTTAGGCATCATATTTGCATCTGTAGCTACAGCAGCCCACTCAATACCATTAGTAGCCGAAGAATTCGCAGTTAATACATGAGCATTAGTACCAACACCCAAACGAGTAACAGTGTCCGCCGCAGAAGCAACAAGAACATCACCCTTACTATTAACAATATCTTGCTGCAAAACACCAGGAGAGGTATCAATAAAAGTTTCAATAGCAGCAAAGTTTGCATTTACTTCAGCAGCAACAATTAACTCTCCCCCAGAAAACGTATTTGGTATATTTAAATTTGCCATTTAACGAAGTCTCCTAGGATTATAAGTAAATGCTAACGCATTAATCTCCCAATGAAGATTACCTGTAGGCCCACTTATTTTCATACTAACACTTCTCCCTGTCCCAAGAGTAGGCAACGTCTCAACCTCAGCAGTCAAATTACGTTGAATAGCATCCCATTTAGCTATAGTAGGAGACCCTTCAGTAGAATCATCCCATTTAGCTATACCCCAACGAGAACCAGACGTTTTACCAGCAACCGAAATACTAAACGTAGTAGTTTGAGTAGACTTATCGTAATCTTTAAAAATTTGTACAGGTAACGTCAAAGTTTCCTCAGCCGAAACAACAACACGAGGACGACCCCAACGTTTACGAACAATAGGATCTTTACCAGTAACCCAACGAGTAACAAAATAAGAATCTATATGAACACTAGTGTTACCTGTATACCTATCACTATCTCTCTTTTGCTCATCTTCAACATCAATAACACAACCAGTATTAGCTACACAACCAGCAAAAACTGTAGGCGTCTGATTAGGAGGACGAAAAGAAAACAAAGGACCAGCATCAATATCTGTCATAGTCCAAGCCCCACCTTGGCCCAAAGTCGGATCATAAACTAAAGTACGTCTAACAACAGTACCTTTATCAGACCAATCAACAGAAACATAAAGTTTATTATTTCCCCAAGCTAACTGAGGATTTTCTCCAAAAGTAATATCTTCGTTACTTATCGCAGGATCAATACGGCTAAACAAATAAACAAATTGGTTACCGTCATAAACATACACACCATTTTGAGCATGCCAAAAAAACGTGCCATAAGAAGTATTCACAGGACTCGATAAAGGAACAGAACCCATACTGTTACTTAAAGTAACAACCTGAAAAGAATCAGAATCAAAACCATAAACAGCGTAAACACTATTAGTTTTAAAAACAAGAAGACGATCACCAGCAGGAACTAAAGCAGTAATATAATCGCCGTGCTCACCAAGATCTATATCTACAAAATCTTCCGCTGACCAATACTCAGGATCATTAATTTTTGACCATCTTAAACGAGAACCTTGCCTACCTGACTCATTAGTGTGAGCTATCCACGCAAAGTTATTCCAAAAAGTTAGGTACTGCGCTTTCGGCATATTCCCCGCAGCACCCAAGTTTGCACCAAGATCACTACCAGTAGAGCCATCCCACCTAAAAGAAGGCTTATCATAACTTACCCCATAAGCAACATTGTTCATTGTGATTCCGTAAACACGAGAACCAGCAGTTCTATCAGTAATACCAGTAATGTCAGTAAATTCATTAGTTACAGAAAAACCGACTTTAGTACCATAATTAGCCATCAAATGACTAACAGTGCTATCTCTATGAAAACCCCACATGCCTTTAACGTCTGCAACCAAAGGAGTAACGTTACGGCGATCAACGCCGTCACGCATTCGAATACCACCTCTAGGGTCAACGCTTACATTCAACAAATCAGGAGACTCAGCATCAGCTAAGTTAAACTGGTCGCTTCTAAGATTCAATCCTCCAGAAAACGATTCCAGTACTTCAAGAGAAAAATTTCTAGCCATAAACGTTTACCAAATTACGCCACCCGCAGAGCTAAAACGCAAAGCGCCAAAGCCTGCAAGATGACGAGTAGAAGTGCGGCTATTTGCAATCATTGGTTGAGGAGCAGGAGTATCAGCAAAACGACGAGTAATATTATCTAACTCTATTTCAAATTGTGCTTGGTACTGATTACCCATAGTTGGGTCTTCTTGCTGCATATATGCTCGACCAATAGCATAAGTAGTCAAAACTGCGTGAAACGGATCAGGCAAATCAGGATTAGCGCTAGCAGAAGTACCTAACCCAAACGCAGTAGGATTCCGTATTGCTCTATAATAAATAGTTTGTACAGAATCAGGAGTTGCATAAAAACGAACTGTGTCAGTCCAAAAACTCCACTCCCACGGATTACCAACAGCCGCTGTATTTAAAGGGTTATCCCAATCTGCACTATCAGAACCAATGTACTGAATTACATGATCATTAGTACGTAAAGAAATAATGTCACGTATGCCTTGAGTAACGTTAACTCCAACTGCTGTAAGATTATAATCTTTTTGCGAAACTACAGTATTAAAAGTATTACGAACCTCATAAAAAGGCCAACGTTTTTCACTATAAACAATAGTGTCAAAACCTTGACCAATAATATTATCTAAAGTTGTGTCACTAATATCTGTTGCATCAATATCAACAACACTGCGAACTTGCGCACGAATTTGGGCCAAAGTCATAGCTGGCATCAGCTAGCTGCTTTCTGTTTTAAATGACCAATACAAAATTCTGTTTCATTAGCTGAATACGCTTTACAATCAGTACCTTTTTTAGTTTTAGCAGCACAAAAAGAATCTGTTTTAATTTCAGTTTCAGCTTCTGGCTCAACCTCATCTATCCATTCAGAAACACCAGCAACCATACGTGCCCCAGATATTTGACCTGGAGCATAATGCGATGGACGCACACCTCTAGAATTTGCAAGTTCTGCATTTTTGCTGTAACCAATAGCGTGCTGTCTTTGCATAATTTCTCCAAATAATGGTGGGGTGCCGAAGCACCCCACCAACTACCTAACAAATTAGGCGATATTAAATAAACGCCCTTGACGTGCTCGGTTAGAGCAAGTTAGCTGCCCATAACAAAGTATTTGAGCAAAACGTGCGTCTTGGTTTGTAGGACGCACAAACGGAGTTGGTTGGAACCAAGTCTCAGTGTGAGCTACAAGTCTCAAATATTTTGTGTTAAGGAAGTAAAATGCGTTAGCTTCGCAATTGTCATCAAAGGTTACTGGAGCACCCTTGAAAAGCAAGTTTTGGAAACCAGCGTCAGCAACTTCTGCGCTTGTGTAACGCAACTGTGGCTGAAGCAACGATTCATACTTTTCATAACGTGCTTGATCACCAAATATGATTGTCGGCTGGTCATTACCAACTGAAATCGTATTGTACAAACTGCTCATAGCAGTAAGAGTCAATGCAGCAGCACCGTGGTTGGTCATTGTTGGTGCCCACCAGGCATTGCCAGCCGCTGCTGAGTTAATTCCACCCAGAGTTCCGCCAGCAACGATTCCCTGGATACCCATGAAATCTTTACCGCCATTACCGTTACCATCACCCCACAACATAACGTTCATGTTGTCAATAATGGTTTGCTCAGTTTGCATAATCTTGCCCTCAAGGAGGTCAATGATTTGTGCTTCACCGTTATTTTTTGCTTCTTCAATACCAGTAATTTGTACTGTCGCAGCATACTGTTTCCAGTCATACTCAGCAGCACTAATACCTTCTTGGAAAGCAGTAGTGAGAACATCAGAACCACTGTATGAAGCAGCAGTTGTGTTCTTTCCATAGATAATAGGGACAACGATCTTTGCGCCGCCACTTATACGCCGAATGGTCTGACCATTGGTAAGCGCATAAAACAGTGGACGAGCAGTGAAAACGTTATCAGCCAATTTTGGGACATAATTTTTGAGCGTTGTGCTCAAGATTTGATCAAAGTCTGGGTTTCCAGCCATTTGATCCTCCTTAGTTAGTTGTTAAGTCTTGTTTTGCTTGCTGATAAGCATCCCGAATTGAACTAACTGAAGTAGCAAAACTTTTACTAATAGTATTCTCTGTGCTACCAGAACCAGGTTCGATAACCGCTGCCGCACGCTTCTCATCCACAATCGCAGAATTTTCGTTCTCTTTACTAACCGTTGCACTTTTCTGATCATAAGTCATATGTGCAAAAGCAGCATCAAGATTTCCAATATTGTGTTTCAAAGCATGAGAATAAAGAACACTCTCATCAATATCTGTTTGATACTTTTCTTTCAGTCCGTTCATTTCTTTCTGCAAATTAGTCTGTCTTAAAGCACGATCTTGTTCTTCAATGGAAGACTCAATTCGTCGCAAGCGCACTTCATCTGGATCCAAATCTTCCATCTCATCATTAAGATCAGTGTTTTGGTTATCCACGCTAATCCCAAAAGCGTCAGCCAAAGCCGACACAGCACTTTTAGGATCAGACTCTAATGCTTGGACGATTGCCTCTCCTTGAGACAACCTTTCGCGTTCTGCCGCCAACTCTTGCGTTTTACGGGTGTAATCAGCTTGACGTTGGTAGCCATTTCGTAATTCATCAACAGAAACTTGCATTTCCTCACCATCAACTTTGACAGTGTGCATTTCTCCGCTTTCAGTATCACTAGAAACGTTAGGGGTGCTGGTATCCAGTCCCATCATTTCATTATTCATTTGGAATCCTTTCGGGTATTCCTACTTGACACTATAAGTGTCTCGATCTATAAATTAGGTAACTCTACTCCCATTTGATTCTGGAGTTGTGTAACCAATTCTGGTGGCACACCTCCAGTTGCTTCAAAAACTTGATCTGGAATTGGGCCAGGACCCATACCACCACTCATAGGGGGAGGAGCCATTCCGCCTTCTGGCGGCATTGCTTCCTCAGGAGGCATTTCTCCTTCAGGTGGCATTTGTGGTTGTTGCTGCATAATGTAACGATCAGCATCTTGAATACCAAAACCATTAGACAAAACATGTTTAGCTAATTCCACAGGATCAACAACAGTACCAACAAGTGGAGCCATAGCGTTCATTAACGATATGGCTTGTTGTCGTCTAGCAGTTTCGTTGTAAGGCTGAGTAGATCCGCCTTCAACAGAAAAATCGTATTCACCAACTATGTCATCTCGTGTGTATGCGACATAAAACTTTTTATCATCTTTGCCTGTGATACGAACCATTTGAGCATCAGTCATAAACTGCTGCATCAACTGCATAACCATACGAGCAACTTCAGAAATAGAAATTTCTACAACAGCAAGTTTGTCTGCTGCACGAGCATTACCAGCATCAACAATAATGCTTGCTTCAGTAGCAGTACGCCTAGTTTCAGGCATTTGACCACGAGCATATTCTGAAACACCACTAACAGTATTGATATCACTTTCAATAATGTTTGAATGGTTATACATTTCAGGAGCTAAAGGTGTTTGAGCTAAAGGAATAACTACACCATTCAAATCACGGTTTTCATCAATGACAGGAACAAAACGTCCATCTTCATCAGATTCTAAAGCTTCACGGCCTTCAGGCCCAAAAGAACGCTCATGGTAAAGATACTTACGTGCATAACGTTTTCTGTGATTAACCATTTGAGAACGAGTTTTGTTTAACTCTTCCTGCAAAGACTCAATAGATTCCAAATCACCCATAGGGTAAAACATGTCAGGCACATCATAATTTCGCATCATCACAAAAGGATGACCAGAATGATATGGCATAGGTTGAGGATCTAAAAGAAAATCGTCACCACTAGCAGCGCATACAGAAATCGTGCCATTAACAAGATCATAGTATTCGTAAAGAGTTACACGATTGCCAGGGTTAGCGTATTCTTCTCGTTCATTATCGTTTTCCCAACGGTAACGAACTCCAGAATCAGCTTCAAGATTCATACGAACAGATCGTTTATATCTTTTATCTTTTTTAACTTCATTTAAAGGACGAACAATACGTTGGGCAATCCAACGTGCGTCATCTAAGTTTGTAGCTTCTGGATCAACAAACATATCAAACGGAGAAACCCGTTCAACAAACACTTGATCTTCTACAACTTCCATCTTTTTTCTAGGTAACGCATCTAAAACATCTTGATCTGATGGCAGATCATTTATCATTTCTGGATTGTCGTAAGAAAATTGTTCTACTTCTAAACTTGCTTCATCGTATTCTAAAGCAAACTCTTCAGGAGTTAACTCCCGTTCTTGCTCAACAAAACGCCAACCAACTTTCATCCAGCTATGACCAATAATTAAAAAGTCTTTAACTGCACGTCGAAATGGTTTGCGATAATCATGATGTCGCCACAAATAGTTAACTACTGCTTCAACAAAGACGGCTCGATCTTCGTCACCTTCTTGGTTTGCACTAACAGTAATTTTTGGGTGGTTAACGGCAACAGATGGGGCCATCACGTTAATAGTTGAGAAAGCTAGGTTGACAGAAATTCTGTCTTGAGTAATGTTTCCTCCGTAGCCTCCGCCTATTGAAGGTTCATTAAAGTAAGTTTTTCCACGATATAAATCAATCATCCGATGCCATTTGGAGTCAAAACCTTCTTGACTTCGCCATCGGAAAGCTAAATTAAGATGTTCTTTAGTTTGAGTAAACTGTTCTGATTTAGAAAATCGTACCATGTTTATACCCAACGCCTGCCTACATATTGAGGTTCATGCCCTGCGGCTTTTGCCTCAGAAATAATCTTGTTTTCTCGTTCTTTTAAACTCATGTGCTGTTCATCGAGAGGCAATCTTGCACGATGCAAAGGGCCTGTAGATCCAAGAGTCATAACGACACCGTTAACTTTACAATGCCATTCCCATAGATCGTCTAACTCATCGTCAGGAAGAGGCCCTCTCTTCCCGACGATGAAAGCACAATATTCATCTTTTGTAGCATCTCTAGGTATCAAGTGCTGCTAACTGAACCATCAGGCTGTTTGCTAGCAGGAGCAACAACTCCACGCACACCTTGTGGGCTTGGAGGAGTATCACGCACTTTCATACCTTCACCCATATGCCCAGGATGAACATTGTCTTTAGGTCCAAAATTTGGAGAGTCTTCTTGAGCGCCACCTCGTTCTACTGGCCCATTGTAAAGTTGTGCGTCGTTCAGTTTCATAGTTTCACCCATGCCTGAAGCGTTGTATCTACGATTACCCATAAGGGTCTCCATTTCTAGATATGTTCTATGAATTAATTAAGCTGTTCCACGAACATTATTGGTTCCAATGCTATCTGTAAACTTGTTTGGCGAATTAGTTTGTCTCATCCACCAATCAAAGGTATACGTATCGTCAACTTTTTGCACGTATTCAGGTATAAAAGCATATTTTCTCATTTGATTAGCTAACGCTAAAGCCATAACACGATCATCGTGAGGAGAGCCAGACATACCTCCACGTTCGTTACGCACATAGGTGCGTAACTCAGCAAACGTATGCTTATCTCTTAAAATAAGTTCTTCATTACGTAAAGCAGCAGAAAGATCATCAATCATTAAAGGCTTAGAAGTACGAGTAGTTTTCCAACCATATTCTTGAGATTGTTTATTAGTTTGGTTATTTAATGAACGCCTACGAAAAAGATTAGGGTAGCCAAGTTGTCTTAACCCAACAATAGTTGTTAAACCATGGTTGTTAGACTCCACGCAACATAAAGCGTTTCCATACCAAATACCAAGATTGTATACTTCATATGCCAGTTCATCAGGAGGTATGCGACCATGCCAAACAGCAACTTGTTTGCAGTCTTTAGCGTCAAGTATTTGAACACATGAATAATCTCCGTGTCCTAAACCTTCAGCCGTGTCCACGCCAAGGACGTATCCGCTCCACCTTTGAGGTTTTTCCCAAACAGTTAACATCTGAACTCCAACACTTTAGGTTCAAGCTCATGTAAGTAGCCTTCTTGACCAGCTTCAATATGTATTTCCATACTTTGTAAAACATCCAAATCAAAAACAGGGTTACCTGATTTAATAAATGCTTCTTCTGCCGAAGAGGGATACTCCTGGGCAAGCTGCCAAGGCAACATAGATTGTCTTTTAGATTCATACCAAGATTCATCTCTGTCCTCAGAAGCTCCCCACGGGAAAAACATAGGATTAAAAAGATTGTTGCCAGTAGAAGCACCAACCCACAGATGATGAAAAAAGTTTCCTGAACCGTTAGCAGTACTTA